CTTGTTAATGAAGGTTAGAGAGCTTTCATACGGAGACTCTTACGAGTTTAAGGTGACTTGCCCTAATTGCAGTACGGATGTCAACACTGATCTTACCCTTTCTAAGCATTTAAACAAAACCGATATTCCAGATGACTTAGAAGAACCTAGGATTGTTAAACTTCCAAAGCTAAAGGTTAAAGCTGAGGTGAGGTTTCCTAGGAGCAGAGAGGAGGTATTTTTGAAAGATACTGAATCCATCTACCAGAATATTTACAAGTTTGTAGTTTCCTTAGACGGTAAATCAGATCCTATATTTATATCAAAAGCCTTAAAGAGGCTTCATATTATGGACATTAAGAAACTCATATCAGAAGTAGTGACTTCGAAATATGGGGTAGATCCTAGATTTATATTTGAGTGCCCCGAATGCTCGCATTCTGAGACATTAGCCGTTCCTCTGGATGCCAATTTTTTTTCAGTGAGCTAACTGACGCTTTATCATCGGAAGATCTACTTTATCAAGCCTACATATTAATAAATAAGGTGGGCTTTACCTATTCCGATGTTAAAGCCATGAACAAAAAAGAGCGGTTAGCTTTCTTAAAGTTTTATACTGAAGAGATGAAAAAATTAGATAATTCAAATGGAAATTAATAACAATCCGGTAACCACTAGGCATGAGAGACCTACCGTCCTTGGACCTACGGCTCTTATAGTATACTTTCTTAATGATGGTCAGTATGCGGATCCTTACCAAATAAGTGCTGTATCGGTATTTAAAGATTCGAGTAACCAATATCCTAATTACGTAATTGGATCAGATGGTGAGATTACGGCATCCAGCTTAGTTCTTATGAACTATTCTAACTCGGCATCTGAGACATCTGGCTCTGCTTTTGATGCTAGCAACTACAACCCAGGACCTACGGCTTCAGGAATTTACAAGCTAGCTGCTGGTAAGTATGCTGTGATTCTTAATCAGCCTTCTATACTTCCTTCTGGAGTATTCAACCTTTCAGGCGATACCATAATTGATAATCTGGTGGAGCAGACAGGGGATTACATAGATGTCTGGACGGTCAAGAGAGTAGAGGGATCAGATCTAGATACGATAATAAATGAGTTCACTCTAACAGACGATAGATTTATTAGCGTTACGGAACCTTTATTATTTAAATGTTCCACTAGACTTGAAAATAATCAATTAGTTCTAGGCTCCAAGACTGACCTAAAGTTCATAAATGAATTTACTTTAGAAAATGCGAATATTGACAGAAGTATTCTAAACCTGTTTAAGCAGTCTTTAGTAACTCAGCCAATGGTTGAAATCGTCAAGAAGAATACAGATCGAAATCTTGGTTCAAGAATCGAGGTGTCTGGCTACTCGGCTACTTCTGGTGTTGTAGATGTTACTTCTGAAAACACCGTAATATTCACTTTCGATACGGAAGCCCTGAAAACTCACCCTGAATTATTAAATGGTAACTTAGGATCCATGACAGGAACCTACGTCGCTAGGCTTAAGTTTAATGCATTAAATCAGACAATCGTGTCTAATGATTTGTCATTTATCATACGCTAGCAACGCTAGGCTAAGGTAGTTTAACTCCGTAAGGTTCTTGGTGCTTTCTAGGAGAGCATCAGGGCCATCCTTGATTAGGATCTCATTCCAATCCTTTCTGTTATTAGGTGGAATAACTGTTTTGATGTTATCCTTCTTAGCCCAGTATGCTAGCTTTAGAAACTTCTCCCTACCTTCCATTCCTGCCCCGTCACTGTCGAATGCACACACGAGTGGTCCTTGATACTGAGCAAGCTGAAGCATCTGCTCACGGCTTGTAAAGCAGCTTAGAGTCGTCGTTGAGTTTAACCCTACTGCCTGTAGGCTTAGACAATCAAAGACCCCCTCAGTGATGTACAGAGGCTCATACGAGCCGTAATCAAAGGGGTATAGAACTTGTGAGCTTTTAAGGTTCTTGCAATTCAAATACTTAGGCATCTCATCACCTTTCGCTCTAGCTTGGAAGTAAAACATCTTATTATTCCTGTTGATAAAAGGAATAATTAACCTGCCTTCATACTTTCCCTTTGTAGCTAAAAAGAACTTGAACCCTGAGAGCATTCTGCCAACAACTAAAGGATGATCTTCACAAAGTTCAAAATCTTCAACTTCGTCTAGATTGGATTCAATAGTATTCGGATTAAACTCGGATAAGTTTTTAGGAGGACTAAAGGATCCTCTAGCCATAAAGTCTTCAAATACGAACTTCTCATATGCTTCCCTGTAGGAGCATTTCTCTAGCAGGGAGTAGAGCTTTACGAAGTTTCCGGTTTCTCCTGACTTGAAACATCTCCATAATCCTGTCTCAAGGTTAATAGACATGTGCCGCTTGTAGTCATCTTCGATGAATAAAGAAGGAACTACTAGCTCTGTATCATCGCTTGTAAGTCTATAATTAGATAAGAACTTACTTAAGCAGTATTTTCTAATGAAGGAATCAGTTGCCATGTTCATAAATAATATTAGTGCCTCTCGTAGTGACATCATAGATCAGTGCCTATGGAAATACAAACTGAGATATATAGAAAGATTACCAGGATTCGGAACCAAGAATGAGGATGCCTTGAACTTCGGATCCTTCATTCATAAAATCTTTGAAGTAGGGTATAAAGAGAATGATCTTAAATCTCTTTTAAAGATAGCCGAACAGGAGAGACCTACTTACAAAGTTCCATTCGTGGAAAACGACAGAATGAAGGCTTGCTTAGAGAATTTCATACTATGGAACAGCAAGCTTGGGGAGACAGTTTCTACTGAACAGGCAATACGAGTTCCTTTAGATAAGAAGAATGATATCGACTTTATTGGAATTATCGACAGGGTAGTTAAGGGTACAGACGGTGGATATCTAATTATCGATTACAAGACTTCCAAGCGTGAGAAAAAGAAGAAGACGTTAATGGACGATAATCAGCTTAAAGGGTATGCATGGGCTATCCATGAGACTTACGATGTTCCTTACAACCAAATATTCTGCGCTCACTATTATCCTGTGACTGGAAACTTTGTATCAGTCAAGTTCTCTAAATTCCAAATTGATATGTGGAAAAAGAAGCAGCTAGATAAAGTCTGGATGATTCGAAAGAAGAAGAAAGATGAGTTCTGGGCTTCTCAAAATATGTTCTGTGACTGGTGTGAGTATAAGGATGCTTGTCCAAAATTCAATTCAGAAGATACGGTATGCAAGCGTCTAGATGAACAGAAGCAACTTAAGGATGAGTTAAAAAACAAAAAAGACTCAAGTAATTAGTCTTCCTGCGATAGCCGCCACCAGAAGAACTAAACCTAGAATAATAGATCCAGGGTCTAGCTCTCCATGCTTATTTGGGCCAGGATCTATGTTGCCGTTTTTGACTCGGTAATTAGCTCTCCATACGGCATCCATGATGTCTTCTTTGTCACTCATAGTGTTTACTCTCTTTTAAGGTTCCTGATATTATAGGTGAATATATATCGTAGTCAATGTCTATTAAAAAACTCTCTACAACTTCTTCACTAAATCCAGAGTCAACAACAAGAAACTTATATAGGACACTAAGTTTTAAAGGCTTCCTTGAGTCCAGACATTTTAATAGTCTCATCTGTAGTAGACTTGGAAGTCTTTTACCGTATTTAAATCCCCATTTATCTGTAAAATCACTAGAGAAAGTGAAGCTCAGTAAATCTATTGTTTCAACTAAATCTTCTTCAAGGTTACTCATAATATATAAATATGTAATAGATGTCCTTCGGTTGGTTTAAGGATAAATTCTGGATAAATACTAAATTGTTACAATGAACAGAAGTCTTACTGCACCTCTTGCCGCTAATTTGGAACCCTACCAGTATATGCTTAAAGAGACCTCCTACTTAGGATTAAAGCCCGGAGACCTAATCCAGATAAATTATGAAGGATGGTTTAGATACGGTCTTGTTGTATCGTCTAGAGGTACTTCTAATGGCATGTTTGTATCTAGCAGGTACAATGCTCTACTTAATGTAGTCGATGTTCAGTCGTTAAGTGAGGGAATGTTCCCTTTAATGGTAAATAACTTATACAAGAATAGAAGTGCCTGTAATTATCATTCCCCGGCTATTATTGGAACTTTTCTAGGTAAAAATAATTTTAGAACCTTTAACACATCTAAGATGACCGATTTGTTAAGTATTGAAATCACTAAGAATATAGATGAGTAATACAAACATACCTCCAATAGATCCTGCTTCTTTAAGAAGGATAGCTGACAACCTAGAAGAACGTGAAAAGAATCGCTCGGTAACTACCAAGCTATGGAGAGCTAACACAGAGTCCCTTAAGGACTTGAAGCAAGGCTTGATAAATTTTGCAACTCCTATGGTCCGATTACGTGAGTCCATTAACAGGATGGATGATAGCAATCGAAAGCTTACCCAGATGGGAACGACCTATTCTAAGCTAGAGGCATCTTTAAGAAAGAATTCAGAGGTATTAAATCAGAATGTAGTTAGCACCAGGGCTTTAGTTACCGAGATAGGAAAAAGTTTTGAGCAAGGTATTAGAGATAATGGAGGTGCCATAGGGGATCTTACTAAAGAAATGGTTGCTACGGGTCAGGATGCAGCCGGACAGAGGAAGATGAATGCTAGCTTAATTCTTCAAACTGGAAATAACATTGACGTTGTTAAACGTCTTAATCAAACTAATATAGACGTAAGCGATAAGTATGGCGTTAGCAACGACAGGTTAGTACAATCTATTAACTCTTTAAAGAGTGCTATGGACGATGCTTCTTTGTTTGGTCCTGAAGCGGTTGAAGGAATGACTAATATTGCTCTCCAGCTTAAAGGGAGAGCGGCAGGAAACGACATTGAAGCAGGATTAAATGTTCTAAGTAAGATACTGACTCCCGATTCTTCCACCTTAGCTATGGGGTCACTTCTTGGAGCTAGAGGATCTCGTCAAAAGCAAGGAAGAGGCCAGGGAGTTGACATGGGGGATGCTACAAATGTCCTTAAAAATTTCCAACAAATAATGATAGATACGCAATCTATAAATCCAGAGGCTAG